CTAATCACGCAGTTACTACAAGTGCTATGACAGATGCAAGTGGTACTGCTGTTATTAGTAGAGCTGTAAATAGTGGTACTGCAAAAGGTTCATTAAGAGTTGCAGTCTCTAATAGTGGAGACCCAGGCACAGCAACAAATAATTCATTTGCTGGTGGTACAAGTAATAGTGGTAGTGGCTATGAAACATTAACAACAAACAATGCTGTAGGTAGTGTATCATTTAGTGGTAGTGTTACTATGCACGTAAGATTTGCATTTTTACCTCACGGCAGCGTAACTGAAACTACAAGTAGTACGATTACAGTAACCAACAATAATACATCAGATACAAGTATAACTTTAAGTACAAGTGTTTCAAGTTTTGGTGGGTTCTGTGTAAGTGAAGGAGTACCAGTAAATTGTATAGACTATTACAAACATATATCTGAATTAGAAGTAGGTGATATGGTTATGTCATACAATTTTGATACAAGTCAAGTAGAAGAAGTAGAGATTTTAAAGATAGAAAAACCTAATCATAGTAATTTAGTAACTTATATATTTGACGATATGGAAGATATACAATACAAACATATTGAATCAAGCCCTACTAACAAAGTTGTTACAGTAAACAGAGGGTTAACTATTACAAAAGACCACCCTATATATAAAGAAGACGGAACTATGGTTTGTTTAGATACAGATAAAGCACAAGAATTGTATGGACTTGAAGCACAAGAAATACAAAAAGGAGATAGAATTAGATTTATAGACTCTATTAAAACAGTAGATAAATATTTACTAAATCCAGGTGAACAAGAAACTTATACAATATTAACAAAGAATAATAACTTTTACGCAGGTGGCGTATTAGTTCACTCAGAAATAGGGGAATAAAATGTACGGAAAAAGAGGCTCTGTTGGAACAGGGAAAATTAAAAAGAAAAAAATGAAAAAGACACGTCAAGGAAATGGTCGTGGAACTAAGAAAAAATATAAAAGGAAAAAATAATGGAAGTAAATAAAGAAAGTAAATTTACATTTAGTCTAGAAACTTTGGTATCTCTAGCGGTTACTATCTTTATGGTTGTAGGTATGTGGTTCACTTTGCAGGCAGATATTAAAGAAGCAAAGGAGATGCCTAAGCCAGAAATAGGTAGAACTGAGTATGATTTAAAAGACCAAATGATTAGAAATACAATCATACAAACCGAAAAAGATGTTGAAGAGATTAAAGAACAGCAGAAAGAAATGCGTCAAGATGTTAAAAACATTGAACGTATGATGATGCAAAAATGAGGTATAGAGATGAATTGGTTATATGGTATTACATATTTGGTTGGTATTTGTTTATCGGTATCGCCCTTATATGCTCAAAGTAGTTTAAAAGACTTACAGCAGATTCAACTATTGAGTCAAGATGAGTGCGTTATAGTTCAAGTAAATGCAGATTGGAACTTTAAAGCTTCGTTAGATTTAAATGGTTTAAAGAATTGTATATGGTTTAACGCAAGTATAGACGACAAAGAATATGGTGCTATTATTGCTAATGAGTGGAAGATAGTTTCTGTTCCAACAATAATTATGTTTGAGTATGGTAAGGAAATAAAAAGATTTGAAGCTGGATTGTCTTTTAACTTAGACGAAGATAAAATTAAAAGAGGAATTAACAGCGAGATAGATGAAATAATGTTAAGGAGATTTCAATGATATATTTAGCAAGGTGGTTTAAAAAGTTGTTTGGTTGCGTGTTATTAATGGGAGCATTAACAGCACAAGACTTCTTTAAGTTTAGCACTATATATGGTGCATATAGCTTTAGTAGTCCTGTAACTAAAGAACTACAATACCAAGTGTCTGGTGGTCAATTACAAGAACTTCAAGAAGAGCTTGATGACCATACAGTTATGACTTTTGGTATTAGAAAGTTAGCAAGATTTGGTTATGAAAATAAACCTGAAGTATGGTACACAGGTAAAGAAGCACCAATCAATGAAAGTGTTGCTATTGGTAATGTTCCTACAGGTTGGGAGTATGTAATAGAATACTCAGACCATAAAGAGTTTGGAGAAGAGTTTATAAACCAACAGTATATGCTTAGATATATGGGTAAATACTTTATAGCAAAAGCTAATTACGATTTCAGAGGATTGGAAGACGTAGAGTTTGCAGCATTAGATATGCGAGTAAAAAAAGACTTTGGTAATTTAGCATTGTCTATGGGTGTAGCAGGTAGAAGTCACCCAGCATATTTAGACTTTAGACCTATTGATTTATGGTGGGAAGAACAAGGAATTGACACAGATAATTCTACACCTTTTTGGGAGTTTGCATACTTCTATGGATTTACTGATGAATTTGTAGAGCAGTTTACACAGTATGGTTATAGTTACTTTGATTTCAAGTGGTATAATGCAGAAGGTGAACTTGTAGCTAACACAGATGACCAGTTCTATAAACAAATTTATGGAGAGATTGTAAGAGATTACAATGAAGGGTATGCTAAAGAGTTAGGATATCAGAACGAACTAAGTTTATCAGTAGGTGCAGACTATTATAAATATACACCTAAGAACTGGTTTCATTTCTGGGCAACCACATACCCTATAACTAAAGGTATGTCTGACTATTCATTTAACTATGATGTAGCAGAAAATGGTATGGACTATGACTTAGGTTTAGTGTATGGTTGGAAACTAACTAAGAAGTTTGGAGTATTTTTAGAAGGAAGATATCTTAATATGTATGATGTACAATCTTATGAATCTAAGATTGGATTTAATTGGTTGATTTACTAAGAAATCAGATGATAACAGTAACTAAATTATCAGGTAAAAGAAGAAAGTATAATTTTAATGGCAAGAAAAAAAAGAAAAGCAAAAAAAGGAAAACCAAATCCTACAAATAAAGCACTGTACTCTAGAGTAAAGTCAGCTGCTAAACGTAAGTTTGATGTATATCCTTCTGCTTATGCTAATGCTTGGTTAGTAAGAGAGTATAAAAAACGTGGTGGTGGGTATAGTTAATGGCTTATCAAGGCGGACTTAAAAAGTGGTTTAAGGAAGACTGGGTTGATATTGGTTCTAAGAAAAAAAAGGGCAAGTATCAAAAATGTGGTCGTAAGTCTGCTAAGGGTAGTAAAAGAAAATACCCTAAATGTGTTCCAGCTGCTAAAGCTAGAGCAATGAGCACTTCACAAAAAAGGAGTGCAGTAACTAGAAAAAGAAGTAAAGCACAGGGAGTAGGTGGTAAACCTACTAATGTAAAAACATTTGCTAAGAAAACTAATAGAAAGAAAAGAAGATAATGTTCTCTGGTTCTAATGGTGCAGGTAAAGGTGATAAGCCTAGACAGATTAATAAGAAAAAGTTTGATGAAAATTGGGATAAGATTTTTGGCAAGGAAAAAAATGGCAAGAAAAAAAACAAAAGCAATAAGAAAAACTACTAAGGGTAAAGGAGCTAATTACAGACCTACTAAAAAAGGTGCTGGTATGACCGCTAAAGGTGTTAAAGCTTATAGGAAAGCAAACCCTGGTAGTAAACTTAAGACCGCTGTTACTGGTAAAGTAAAGAAAGGCAGCAAGGCAGCTAAGAGAAGAAAGTCTTACTGTGCTAGGTCTTTAGGTCAACTAAAAAGAAGTTCAGCTAAAACCAGAAACGACCCTAATTCAAGAATTAGACAGGCTCGTAGAAGGTGGAAGTGCAGATAAGTTAAATAGTAAAAGGAGAGTAAAATGAATATAGTACTAAGTAAATTATTAACAGGTTTGTTAAGCGAAAAGATTTTAAAAGCTGTGTTATTGAAACTTGGTGACCATTTAATCTTAAAATCTAGTAATAAACTAGATGATGAGATTTGGAACGAAGTTAAAAAAGCACTAAAGTAAAGGAGATACAATGAATTGTGAGTGTAATTGTGGAGGCTGTTAGTGCCTAAACAACCTATTGGTGTCAAACGTTTTGACAAAGGCTTTGTAGATAAAATAGCTCAAAGAGATTTAGTAGCAGGAGCATTGGTAGAAGCGTTAAATGTAGATGTTTCTGTTCAAGGAGCTATCACTAACGGTGATAGTTTTTCTGCTGCTAATGCTACCTTAACTTCAGGTTCTGGTGGTACAGCTATATCTAATAGTGCTATGGTTCAATTAAACCCTGGCAATGGGCTCTTTACGTTCAAATCTGATGTAGCACCTATATCAGGAAAGACTGCAGGTGAGCACATTGTGTTTACTAATGCAGCTGGAGATATCTTTATAAACGATTCTGCAGCTTCTTCTGGTAGTTCTACTCTTATAGAGTTTGATAGTAATGCAGATTTAACTACAGATAATTCAGGAGATTGTAACCCTGTTTATTATTACGCAGACGGTGGACTTAGAATATCTTCTAATAATTTAGATGATTCTAATGCTAGGAAAGCAGGATTTATAAGGCAATCAAGAGATGCAGCTGGTCATTGTTACAACACTACGCTTGGTGATAATATGCACTTGTTTACAAGTGGTTTAGCTGCACCAGTAGTAGGTACATTTACACAGTTTACACCAGTTACACCAGACTCAGCTTCAAATGGAAGTGTAGTTGCTAATGATATTGGTTTAGGTATAGCAGCAGCAGGTACAGACGGACTATGGCAACCAGGTAACTATGCTATAGGTTTAACCTATGTGTATCATAATAATCAAGAGTCTAAAATAACTAACTGGTCTTCTAATTTAAATATAACAGAAGGTCAATATCCTGTTATTCAAATATCTGTAGATGATGATGTATTAGATACTGCTACACAAGAAAAATTTATACAAGGTCTAAGAATATACTTAAGAAACCTTACTGTTGGTGATGAAGAATATGTATTAGCAGCGGATATAGACTTTGAACAAGGTTCAAGAATATCTTTAACTGATGAATTTGATGTATTTGTTGA